CTTCTTCGCTTTCTTTTTCTAATACTAAATTTTCTCTTTCAGGATTTGCTACTATAAAATCTGTAGCACCAAAAGCTGTTGCCATATATCCTGCTCTTTTTGCAATGTTCACAGCGTTTGCTCCTGCTCCTGTTGCGGCTGCAGCTTGTGCTCCTTTTTTACCTTTAAATAATTTTTTAGCTCTGTTCATTACTTTGAACACAGCACCACCAGGTATACCAAATTCAATCAATACTTTATTTACAGATCCTAATAATGTTTCTGGATTTTCAATTTTGTTTTTTTGATAAGTCTCATCTAATTTAGATGTAAGATCAGTGTTAGCTGCTGCATCTATTCCAGTTGTAATTAAATCACCAAACGAATAACCTAAACTTTGTGCTGCACCAAACACAGATTTTTCCATGTCTTCAAAAAAATCTATGTAATCTTTTTCCTCTGGTTTATCTCTACCTTCTGCAAGATCCGTGATCCGTGGTAAGGACTTATCCATTAAAGATTGTAATTGATAGTTTCTTAATGGTGTATTACTTGCAGTCGCTAAAAAATTAGCTGCACCTTTCCAAGTAAACTTTACAGGTTTATTTGGTCTTGCAATATTATTTTTTATAGCTGTTTGAATCTCTGAAGCTGCTACTTCTGGATCTTTCTTTTTAAAGGGTTCCATCTACGCTCCCTGTGGTAATGTCAAATTTACGTCGTATTGTTGGTTAAAACTTTGAATGTCTTGAGTAGTTTGTATGTTTGCAAAATCTAATAATGCTTGTTTACTATTAGCTAATAACATTACAATTTCATTTGATATTTCTTGTGGAAGTCTTGCTCTTAATTGTGTGTAAGACAAATCTTGTACTTCACCTTGTTCTTTTTCTTGTTCTACTATTGACTCCATCATTGGTGTTCCTTCTTTTAAACCAATTCGACCGCCATCTTTTTTTTCTTCCGGTATTTTAAATCCAGGACCCATGATAGTTGCAGCATCTGGGAAGTATTGAAGTATATCTTCAATTTCTTCACCAGCTTGTAATAATTTTAGTATAACACTTCTTTGATATTCTTGATCTGTATCTGCACCTAAAAATATTGATTTTTGATCAGCTTTTAATTGTCTTTTTAAATCTTGTATGTCTGCTTCATATTCTTTAATCATATCTGCATTAGCAGTAGGATCTAATTTATCTATTTTAGCTTGAACATTAGCTATATCTGTTTCATATATTTTACTTAAAGCATTGGCTGCTTGAGTTTTTGCATATTCTGTAGCAGAACCTGCTTTTGCTTTTTCTTTTTGTTCTAAAATGTCATACTCAGATGCTAGTGCACTAGAAAATAAATCTTCTGCTCTACCTACTCTGTCTTGCTCTTCAGCTAACCTTGCTGCTTGAAAAGTTTGAAAAGGTTGTTGTGCAGATTTAGCTGTTGTAGCTAATAGTCCACCAAAACCAGAACCTTGTGGAGTTGCTGATAATAAATTTAAACCAGTTGAAGTTAAGAAACTAGATAACGATCCTGGCATAAAACCAGATCTTTTTCCTTTAAATTTTTCAAGATCTTGCATAGCTCTTTGTGTTGTTTTAAGAGCTCTGTCATATGGGTCTGTTCCTTCTTGAAATGGTTTTCTATCTAGTCCTGATGTAATACCAGTTCCTGCAGAACCACCTATTCTAAACATTGGTCTTTTAAGTGTTCTATTCATTATTAACCCTGTCCTGATAAAACCATTCTTCTAAATTCTTCAAAAGACATTGGTGTTGCTTCTGGTCTTTGTTCTAATAAATCAAAAACATACTGATCATACTCATCTTTTAACATATCAATTTCAGCTACTTGCATAATACCTTCTTTATCAGTTCCATCTGCATAACCTATTCTACCACCTTCAGCTCTAAATAATGGTTGTGGATTTACTGCTCCATAAATACCAGCAAGTGTTGTACCAACACCTAATGCAGTTTGTAATGGTGTAGGATTAGGTGTTATTGATTGTTGAAACTGTGCTGGATACCCACCCATTAATCCAGTAACTTGACCAGCAAATCTATCTAATTGTTCTTGTGGTTGGAATGTTGCCATTCTTGTAGCCTCTCTTTGTGCATCAAGTTGAGCTTGTTCTTGCGCTTGGTTCAATGCGCCCAATGTTCCAAGTTGTTTTACATCTCCACCAGTTAATGCTTGTTGTTGTGCTCCAAGTCCTGCTTGAAATCCACCTAAACCTTGTTGTGCTTGTGCTATACCAAATCTATTTGCAATATCTTGTTGTCTTGCGGCTTGTGCTTGATTAAAACCTTGTTGCAAAAGTCCTGCTTGTAATAATGCACGTTCTCTTGCCGCCCCCGTACCAAACTCGGCGAGTTGTACGCCCGCTCGACCAGCGCCGAGCACACCCAATTTTGCTTGTTGATCTCGTATCTGCTGTTCTTGTATTTGCTGATTACGATCAAATTCTGCTAATGATGCATCAATCACTTGTGATTGATAAGGTGACATAAAATCTTGAATTTGTTGAGTTGTAGGTGCACCTGTTGAAATGCCTCCTAATGTTGTGCCAGCAGCTGTTGCTTGTTGTCCTGCCGCTGTTAAAAATGGTTGAAAAGAACCTATACCTGCTTGTGCAACTTGTTGTGCTTGAGTTTGCAATGGATCTCTAGCTGCAATTTGTGGTGCAAGTCCTGCTAAACTTTGTTGTCTTGTTGTAAATGCTTTAGCTGCATCTTGTCTTGCTTTAAAACCTTCTGCAGTTTCACCCGGTTGTTGTGATATACCAGCAATACCAGTTGTAACAATTGGTACACCTGTTTGTGCCGTGATCTGTGTTGCTAAATCTTTACCTAAATCTTCAACAAATTGTGCGGGTAATGTTCTTTGTTCAGCTACAGCCATTATAATACTTCCTCTAATCTTTTTGATGTTTGAAACATTTGTCTAGCGCCTTTTAATCCTTGCGATTCTTCAGATACGTCACCTCCGGATTCGAGGTTCTTCATCATGTTATACATAACTTCTGCCCCTTTGTCCACATCTCCTTCACCTGCATTTCGAACAGCTTCAGCTGTAAATACAAATTCATTCTTTGATAATCTTGCAGGGACATCGTCTGCTTTTTCCATACGTCCTATTGGAACAAATCCACCTTCAGCTCTTAAATCCATTTCTTGTCCACCCATATCTAATAGTGGCATTACTTTTTTAGCTACAGGTTCTGCTTTACCACCTTTTTGAAACTTTTGATCGTATACCTTTTTAAACATATCAAACTTACCTTTGTATGCTGGATTATCTTTTGCCATTTGAGGATCTACAGAATACATCTTTTTAAAACCCTTATATAAAGGACTTTTAGATAATTTCTTCATTTCTTTTTCACTTAACACAGCCCCTGCTTCTTGATATCCTATTCTACCACCATTAGCAGCTGCAGTGTCATAAAAATCAAATCGACTACCTGCAAATCTAGGCGCCATATATTCAAAAGGTCTTCTTCTAATTGCAGCTATATCTAATTTTTCACCTCTGTCCATATCAGAAAACTCATCTTCCTCAAAATCTTTTTTAGCTGCTAGTCCTGATAAAGTTGTTGCTAAGAATATAGATTTTAAAGGATCAATACCACCGTCTTTACTACCCAGTAATAAATTTCCTAATTTGTTGCCTGTAATTTTATCGCTTAAAGTTTTTAAGATACCTGTTTTTTCAGGTGTTACATTTTTAACTGCTCTTTCAAATATTTGACCCATTCCTCTATCAGGAATTATAGATGGTTTTGGTGGTGGAATTATAGATGATGATGTTGCTCTTTGAGATGCTAAAACTACATCATCAGCATCAAATAAATTTGGTCTAGAAGTTATTTGACCCATTGCTCTATCAGGTATAGCTCTTGTGCTTATATCACTTGCAACTCTTGATCTACCAGCTGCACTAGAAGGATCTATTCCTTTTGGTGCTCCACCAGGAGGAAAGAATTTTGCACTTGCTCCACCTAATGCTGCGGATACTGCGATGTCTTTTAAATCTAAATCTTCACCTGATGCAAGTTGCGTGATACCTGTTGTTGCACCAGATATTACTGCTGCTTTTTGTGCAGCAGATAAACCTGCTAAAAATTGTGATCCTCCAACAGCTGGTCCAAGAGCGTAAGGTGCTGCTACTGCTAATAGTAATCTACCTGTTGGACTCTTTGCAACTTTTTTTAAAGTTTTAGTTACAGCTTTAAAAGGTTTTCTAACTGTCTTAAATGCTTTTTTAACAATACTACCTAAACCATAAGCTTGTCTTGGTTCATCATCTATAAAACCACCATCAGCCATAAGTCTATAAGCTATTCTATTTAGATCCATAGTTTGCATAGGCATCACTGCTGCAGGTAATCCTGCGCGTACTTGTGTTTGTGCAAATGTAGGAGGTATATAATTATCACCTTGTCCTTGTTCATCTTCCTCCTCAGTAGATACTGGTCCCGCAATGTTTGCCATATTATATCCACTTCTAATACCTAAATCTTTTGGACCAAAAAGTCCGAGTGTTCTTCCAACTAAAGTTTTATCAAAAATATCTTTAGCAAATCCGAAAGCCTTATTAATAGCCGCTGCTCTATTTTGTGCCGATATAGCAGATCGTAATCCAGCTCTCATATCTTCTACACCTTTTCTGCCCTTGGCACTTGGTGGACCACTAGTAAATTGTGCCATTGGATTTCTTCCTTCACCTTCACCAGGTCCAGGTGCATTCTCTCCAAATCCTGGATCATTTGCATGTCCTTCATCTGCAGTAGCATATCCCTGTCGTTTACCACTAAACCCTGGTTTGACTAGCATACCGCCGTCTTGTAACATCTGTTTTGCTTGTTGTGATCTTGTTATGGCCATTTATCTATTCTATTTTGTTTTTCCAAATAAATCAAGACTAGGCATCAAAACAGTTACATCTTTTCTTATGTCATCTGGTGATATTCCTTTGTCTTTCCATTCTTTGTCATTTTTATATTCTTCACCTGTTTTTTTATTAGTGATTTTTTCTATAATTTTATCTGGTTGTAATTCAATCATTATGTTGTTACCTCTCTTGGCTGTATTTCTAATATTGAAGCTATGACGTGCAGCTCGTTCGCGTCGGCAGCTTGTACTTTCAATACCTCACTTTCTTCCATAATAAGTGGGTTTGTTAAAAGTTCTGTTGTTGCTTTAGATGCTATGGCTTTATCTTTAAATAAATTAAATATTGTGCCACTAGCATTTACTAAAGTTATAGTTATCGTGCTCCCTGATCCAGCGTCCTCGGATACTAATAATGATTTAACAACGGCTGATTTAAAACTAGGCACTGTATACAGTGTTGTTAAATCTGTTGTAGTTAAATCTACTTTTTTATTTATAAAACTATTAGCCATTAATTTATAAAGAAGTTAAACGCTTCAACTTCATCCTTTATTTCTTCTTGATATGTTGTATTTAATTTTTCTACAATAGCATCAAGATCTCTAACTTGTGATTCTGCTACTGTCACATCATAGTCTTTACTAGCTCTTGTTAATACTTGTACTATTTTTGCCATTATCTACGTCCATCTGGTTGTATATCTAATCTAAAAGTCCCTAGTTTCCAATCTTGACTAGCTGCTGTATTTTCTATTTTTAATGCAATTGCTCTTGCTCTTGCACGTGTGTCTACTTTTGTTGTTGAACTAGTCACATCAAAAGGTCCTAGTGATGAACTAGCTTGTGTATTATTAGGATAATTTCTTAGTTCTAAAGTTACTCTAGTTGATCCTGTTTGTGATATAAAATCTGGAACAAATCTTCTTATCTTCATTAAAAACTCACCATCCCCTCTAATGTCAGCCGTCCCTGTTGTTGCACCTCTTGCAACTCTTTGAGTAATATCAAAATCACCAGAAGATATGTTAGCAGTAATTGCTGTAATAGTTCCATTTTTATTCTGATCTGTTCCTGTTTCATGTTCGTAGTAAGTTGTTATACCCTCTGTATTTCCTACAACATCAAAAGAAGTATCTGTGTCTGCATCATATTCTGTTGCATGAGGTTTACCAAATACAGCAGAATCTTTCCAAACAGTTCTAGATAATGATCCATTTGTCCACACAGGTCTTTGTGGTGATGAATCAAAATAATTATAAGTAACTTGTCTATTTACAACAGAAGAAGTTGACGTTGGATAAAACCAAATAACTTCACCAAACAAATTATTTAAACCTGCTGACACCATTTGATTACCAGATTCTAAATTTATATCATCAAATACAAAATCTTCTAATAAACATGGTAATGATTCTAATTTACCTGCATATCTAAAAAAACCATTTTCTGACATCCAATAAGCAGCACCATCAACCTCTACACATGCATTTTTTCCAACCAATCCACAGTTAGTCCCAACTTGAGCAAATGCAAAAGTAAATGGTTGACCAACAAAACGTTGAGTAAATAAAGCTGTATCCGTCCAAACATAAATAGCATCACGACCTCTAATAGCTCCTATGATCTTTGATCCGTCGGCCAGTCTTTGTGTGCCGGCTGTATTAGTTGCTGTAGGTGTATATGTATTAATATCTTCTTGGTCCGAGAATCTAATAAACATTTCATCTTGTGTTGTATTATCTCCAATAGTTGTTTCTGTTCCAAAAAATACTAAGTGACGATCCGGTGTAGATACAACCACATGTCTAGATGCAGTTGGTGCACCAGATATAATTGTAGCTCTTGTAGTTGTTGCATTTGATAAAGATGAATCCCACTCAAAACATGCATTATTAGCAATTAAACAAATCGCCTTGTCCCCAAAATTATCTAATGACCACATACCAGGTTCAATGACTAAATCTCCTGATGCTGCTTCTCCCCACGCAACAAAATCTGAAGTGTCTGTAATTGTTGCACCGTCACTATGTGACGCTGCTGTTGTGTTTCTGACTCCTCTTGTTACACCTGTTAAAGTGTTTGTTGAAATACCTGTGTAAGACATTTCCTCTGTTCCTATTTTAATAAAGTTAGTTCCAGAGTCAGGAAACTGAGATGCATCTGTTAATACAATAGTAGTTGTAGAAGAATTTATTGCACCATTTAAAGTTGTAGTTACAGCTCCTGGTTCTTCTCCACCCCAAGATCCTAATCCCCATCCAAAACCTTTTGCTTGCACAGCTGGTCCCACAGGATAATAATGTTGAATTCTTATACCACCAGATGTTGTAGCACCCGACCCTGTTTCGTTTGACGGCATTGTGATTGTAAGAGTAGAAGTTGTTGGCACAGATGTAACCATAAATTTTTTATCATCAAAATCAGATGCACCAAAATTAGAGTTTGTTATCGTAGTAAAATTATCTAATAATAATATTTCACCTGCAGCAATATTGTGTGCACTAGAAAAAGTAAGCGTTACAACTGCTGATCCATTTGTTGTACTAAATGCGCTTGTAAGAGTTGTTGTGGTTTTAATAGGATGTATGTCATAAAACACACCACCTGAGTATGCATATAAAATTCTGTTAGTGCCTATTATAGCATATTTTCTACCTAAGCTATTAACATAGTGATGTAAACCTCTAGCAGCTCCTGTTAAATCGTCTGTTCCTAGTTGTTTCCAACCCCCTATTTTCTCAGGTGTGCCATATCTAAATCTAACATTATCACAATCTACCCATTGACCTTCTGCTGTAGTCTCGGATATTTGTTTGTTTATACCTGGCTGAAATCCTATTTTTTGTAGCATAATAGACCTTTATAGCGTATTTAAATCTTTTTGAATAGAATTATTATTCTATAACATCTTTGTCTTTTTAGGTTTAGTCCCTTTTATTTCAGTGTTCATTTCAGTTATTAGTTTTTTTGTTTTTTCATCAAAATTATTATTAAATTCAACACATATTTTAACTAAATGATTTGAAAAATGTTTTAAAAATTCCTTGCTTAAATGAATCTTTCTATGATTTTTAATTATTTTAATTTCTTCTTTAGAAAAACATATATCACAAGAACCATCTTCCTTTTGATTAAATATCATTTTTGTGTTCCCCAATACTTTCTTTTATCCATTACAAATTCTTTATTTTTACCCTCTGCATCTACATAATGTAAAAATGTTTGAAATTGATAATCTCCTTGAAATTCTTCTCTCCAGTGTTTAACATCACATCCTAAATAAATTGCAGCATCACCTTTTTTTAAATTTAATGAATTTCCGTCCATAAATATTGGCCAAGTAGTGCCATCTCCGTTAATATTAACAGTAACACTTATTTCACAAGAAGGTCTATCTGTATGTTTTTTTAAATCAGCATACTTTGTATAACACCGCCAAAAAGCATATGTAGGCAATAATTTTTTACCTGTGTGTTTTTCCATTAATTTTTGTTTTTTTAACATTAAAGAATCCATGATAGGATCTCCGTAAAAATCAGTATCTCCAACACTACCTTGAACCAAATCAAAACTATCTAAATTTGTTCTATGTTTAATTTCACAATAGATAGAAAGTAAATTTATTTCATCTTTAGATAAAAAATTTTTAATTATTTTATATTTAAAATCTTTTCCTATACTGCCCATGCCACTACCGAATACCTTTCTCCTTTTGTTACTGGCGTTATTGAGTGAGGATACAAAAAATTACTGGGCCATATTATCATTTTATTTTCTTTTTTATTTATCTTAGTTATTTTATTTGAGTTAGGATATTTAAACACTAAGTCTCCTCCTTCATAATTATCATTAACAAGAAAAATACAACTAAATACTCTAGGTATTGTTTTGTGGTGATCTGTATGAAACGTGTAATGACCCCCTAAACCATATTTTAATATTTGTAATTCCCTAACTTCAAATTTTTCATAAGATTTTATTTGTTTTTGATAATGTTCTATAAAAACTTTAAAAGTATATAATAAAAGATTAGTCCAATGTGCTTCTGTTAAACTTTTTGTGTTTATGTTTTCTATTGACCACATACTTGTTTTTCTAATTAAAGGATCAATACGTTGTCCTGTTTCTTTTTTATAATCTTTAATAATTCCAGCATCTTTAAAATTTTTAGAATTTATACATATTTTTTTAAAATTTTTAAATACCTCTTTAGGCATAGCGTTATCAAATTCTATAATATAATCGTGTAAGTCTGTATTTATTTCCATGATTTTTTTGACCAAAATCTTGTTTTGTAATTGTGAATAACCTTATCAAAATAAAAAAAATTTTGTTCTTGTTTTTTTTCATCATTTGTTTTTGTTACTTTCATTTTCCATTGTTCTCTTTTAAAAGGAATAACTTGAACATAAGGTGTGCCTTTTTTAATAGTGGTTTTAAGAGAAGGATATTTATCTCCATTTATAATAATTGGAAAATTAATCTCTAAGGGAAATGAGTCCGTATCTACAATTCCTGGTATTATGGAAAATCTATCATCAGTATTATTCATTGGAGGACAAAATAAACAAGAATATCCAGGAGGTGTTTTTATAGTCCAAGGATTAAGAATTTTATGAATTTTAAGTCCTTTATTTTTTTCTAACAAAGGGGATCCTTCTATTTGTTGAGTTCCATGTAAATTTTTTTCAGTGTGATAATTTAAATTTATTTTATTAGCGAGATCAGTTTTTCTCTCAGAGCCTGAGATGGAACCTGTATCTAAATTTCCTTTAGGATTAACAACATTGTGTTCTAAGTAATAATCAACAGGCATTTTTAAAAGATATCCTGTAGTTAAAGTATCTAAAAAAGGCATACAACCTTTTACTGTTTTATCAAGAACTGTGTGTTCTAGTTTTTTAAACCACTCTGGAATATTTAATTTAATTGGAACAGGTAAAAACTCTTGATTATGCTCAATAAATTTTTCATGAGCAGAAAACCGTATGGTTCTTTCAAACATAAAAACTATTTATCAGTATTTAAGGTATTTGTAAATGACTAACGTACGCTATTGAATTTTCTTCACAATATTCTTCCCAAGATTTATTTAATGGAAAAGTTATTGTTGATACATCAAAAGAATTTAATGTATTATGATAATTATTTATAGTTGAATAAAGAATTTTATCACTATTACCAGAATTAGGACTTAAAAATCTTTTAGTAACAGTTTTTAAAAAATTAATGTGTTTTGTTAAATCTTCTTCATTTTCAAAAGAACTTGAAATATCTGTGATACTAACAGTGTCACCAGAAATAGTTGCAATAGCATTATTTTTTTTTAATTTTAAAAAATCTTCATCACTTATGTCTTTAGCTATTGCAGGTGGAAAAATTAAATTTAAATCATTTTTTTCATTTTCATTAGCTGCTATTCTACATATTTCATTATTATCAAAAACCGCATAAGCCATTATTATTGTCCTCCATCATCAAAAAAAGTTAGATGACCTACACCACCAGCTGATTGAATTCCTCCAGAAGTTCCTACATCTTCTCCAGCTAGATAACTTTGACTTGGTAAAGTAATTGTAGCACCGGGAGCATTTCCGGCAGCACCATCAGATTCTGGACTATTACTATCTGCTCCTGGGCCTCCAGAACCACCATTAACTGTCAATAAATTTGTTACGGATGTGGCTCCACCAGCACCACCTGGTTGTTCTTGATTTACTCCGGCATTACCTCCTGCACCTACTGCATAAGCAAGAGTAGCTCCACCTGTAACATTACCACTAAAAAATCCAAACCCTCCTATACCTCCTCGGCCAGCGGCACCACTCGCATTAGGAGCAGCAGGTCTGCCTCCTCCTCCGCCTCCGCCAAAACCATAAGCATAAAATTTTGAGGCATTTGCAGGGTGAGTTATATTTCCTGAAGCAGGTCCATGTTTTATAAGTCTTGGAACATAACTTCCGTCTCCACCAGCACCTGATGAGGCAGCAATAACTCTTCCAGAAGAGTCTACTGTAATATCAGCTGTTGTAAAACTTCCTTTTGCAGGTTTAATTATTCTTGGCATTTATTCTCCTAGTCTACCATTTCTACATAAGAAACATGGAATGCTAAATCGTTAGCAGCTCCAGCTGTAATAGCGATTAAGTCTGTTTCATCTAAGTAGATAGGTCTTGAAATTAAATCTAAAGTTGAATCTGCAGGTACAGATATTGTACTTGCAATTTTATAATAAGTTGATCCATTGTCGTTACTAATTTCTACTGTTGCGTCAGCAGCATTAGTGCCATCAATGTTTGCGATTAATATTGTATCAATTCTAACTGCAGTTTCTGCAGGGACATCAATCATAGTAGTTCTGTTTGTATCAGATAAACTACCCATAGCATTCTTAGGTGTGATTGTTGCTATGTTTACAAGATTCGGTGTTGCCATATTTTATTCTCCTTCTAGATTAATATCCGAAAACCATGGAAAAAACAATACCTTTTCCATCTGTTGTTATTTTTTGTGTTGAACTAGTGCCATTAGCATTAGTTAATTTACCAACTCCTGAGCCTTTTGGCACCAAAGTAAGATCAATATTAGTATCGCCTCCAACTGCTGAAATAGTAGGACTATTACCAGTTGCAGCGTTTGTTATATCAAAATGATTAACTGCAGAGGCTGTTGTTTGAAATTGTAATTGTTCGTTTCCGTTTTCATCTCTAATTCCATGATTATCATCAAAGTCAACCATAAAAGAATTAGTATCTAAATTACCACCTAATTGTGGTGATGTATCATCTACAACATCTCCACCAAATTCAACAGAAACTATATTTGGATTTGTACCATCATCAGCTTTTGCATATGCTAATATTGTTTTACCGTTTGAAATTGTAGCAGAAGTTCCTGTTCCACTAACATATTTAAACACAACGTTTTGTGATCCAGAAGTTCCATTTTTTAAAAGATAAAGTTGTTGAACATCTAAAGGTATTGTTACATTTCTAGATGCAGTTAATGATCCAGTAAATTCTATAACTCTATGCGCAAGAGCTGCACCTGTTCCACCATCAGTAACTGAAAGAGTTGTATCTCCCGAATCGGATACAGCTTGTGAAGCAGTACCACCAATGGCTTGTTCTACTATTTCTAAATTAGTATTTGTTTTTGTTCCCCAAGTTCCTGCGTTTTCACCAGTTGCTTGTTTTTCTATACCCAAAGGGGTGTATGTTGATGCCATAATTTATCTCCTATGCAGCGTCACTATAACTTGTATTTGATCCAGTTGCAACATTAGAAATAGTGCTATTTGATCCTTCTGAAACTGAAGCTGGTGTCGTATTAGATCCAGTGCTTACATCAGAAATAGTGCTATTTGATCCTGCTGATACGGCACTATAAGATGAATTTGATCCGGTGTCAACATTTCCATAGATTGGTATAATAGTAGGTAAACCTAATCTTAACGTTGTTGAAACTCCAGTAATACCTAAAACTAGATCTGTAACTGTTGTTGATCCAACTGACGCTGTTGCAGATACTCCAGTTAATCCCATAACATCAGCTGGTGTTATAGAACCCACTGAAACAGTTGAAGAAAGTCCAGTTGGTACTAGGACTGGATTTGATGTTATTGTAGGATCACCTATACTTACAGTTGCTGATTGTCCTGTTAAACCAACAACTTGATCAGCTACTGTAACAGAACCAACACTAGCTGTTGATGATTGACCACTTAAAGTAATTCCTTCAATAATAGATAAAGTTCCAACATCAAGAGTAGATTCAACACCAGTTAATCCCATAACATCTGCTGGTGTAATAGAACCAACATTTCCTGTTGCAGAAACTCCTGTTAATCCCATGACATCTGCTGGTGTAATAGAACCAACACTTGCCTCTGCTTGAACACCTGTTATTTGAACAAGTGAATTTATAGAAGCGTCCCAAGGTTCTTCACCCCAACCATTTCTACCCCAACCAACTAAAGTTCCAGAGTTAGCAAGATCTCCAACAGCAGAAGTTATGACACCAGGTGATGAAATTCCTATAACATCAGCAGGAGATATTTCTCCAACTGAAGAAGTTATTTCTAAACCATTTATATCTACTACGTTGGCAGTTGTAAGACTTCCAACAGAAAAAGTTGTTTCTAAACCTGATAACTCAACAGAATATTGCACTCCCCATGCACCATTACTCCATTCTGCTCTACCCCAACCTTCTTCATTTGCTGAAACCACACTTCCTAAACCGGATGTAATTCCAAAACCTGTTAAAGTTACTGGTGTTATATTATCAACAGTTGGAAAAGTTGCATTAACGTTAGAAGATAAACCTGAAATTTCTATTATTTCTGTTGGTGAAGCAGTGGCGCTTCCGACTGCAGATGTGCTTGATAATCCAGATGGTTTTACAGAATACTCAACTCCCCATGCTGAGTTACTCCATTGTTGTCTGCCCCAACCTTCAACATTAAATGATTGTGATGTTCCTAATGCAGATATTGTGCCTGGCGAAGTAATAGATACAACTATTTCATCGTCTTGCCATTCATTAGCGCCCCAAGTGTTTGTGCCCCAGGTTGATGCCATAAGGAAGGCCTCCTTATGCTAGTCTTATGATCGCGTTTGTTGCGTCTGCTGTTGGAAATTGAATCGTAAAAGTACCACTAGTAACAGTTTTATCTGCACCAAAAGCTATTGCACAAACAGCCGGGTCTCCAGATTCAGTATCATTATAAATTAAAGCACCATTTGCAGTAAAACTAGCAGATGTGAAACTTACGTCTGCGAAATCACAAAGTGCAGTTGTTCCAGAACTAGTTGGAGTTACACTTGTAAGCGTTGCTCCAGCAGCTGTATAAGCTGTTCCAGATGAATTAGTAATTTCATTTGATGTTGTATATGCTGTTGTAGAAGCTCCTAAAGTTGCAGAGCTAGTATATAGAGCTAGTTTAAAAGTATCACCAGTTGTTGCTGTAAAATCGTGAGTTCCTTTTAAAAGTTCTACCTTAAAACTTGTACATATTGCAGATGTTATTGCCATAATTTAATCTCCTACGGGTTTGCTGAGGTTACTGGTATACGAACAGTGCCATCAGTGTAGTCATCTCTTCGTCTTCTACCAACTTGCTCGTTAGCAAACTTCTGTACCTCTTGTTTATATTTATTTTCGTATAAAGTCAACATATCTATCGGACCTTTTAAAAAGCCATATGTCTCTGAGAGACAACAATATAATAGACCATTTGGAAAGTTAAGACTGATATAATTAGTTGTATTATCTGAGGCTAAAGTAGATGGCATTTTATTATAATGTATTCTAAATCTGTAAGTAGTATTTGGAACCGGCGCTACAATAATACGCCCAGAGTTGGTATCCCCATCTCCTGTTGCTCCACCATACATAGCATAATATTTAGGTTGACCTTGAGCTGCAGATGTGCCCGTAACATCTTGATACTCTTGTAAATAAGTATAATCTTTTTTTTCTAACCATCTGTTAGCTCCTGTAATTTCTGAACCTGCGGTATCATAAACTTGAACTCCTCTTACAAATAAAGCTCCACCAGGAACATTAATAGTTTCTTGTCCAGCTACAAAATTACCTAATTTTTGTAATCGATCTGCATCAATAGGAATATCTCTCATTATTCTGTATTGAGCATTTAAAATAATATTTTCTAAAATATCTGTAGTTAAAACATTAGAATCTGTTTCTGTATAGTTTCTAATTTGTGTAATCAATCCGCTATAACTTATACCAGCCATTATTTTCTAATCTCCCTACAAACTAAACAACTAATTGTGTAACTAGTGTGTTCCCAACACATTTGTTTTTTTAAAAGTCTATACCAAAAAATTTTTATTTTTTTAATCATGGTGTTATTGTAACTGGTCCTGCAGACACAGTTGGTCCTCCTGATTCTTCTGTTATACTAGGAGTTGCCCCTAGTGTAAATGTATATTTATCTGTTGTAGTCACTGTTATACTAAAACCTGAAGAGTTTTCATATGTTGAAAATGCTACACCTCCAGGACTGCCTTGAACATTTCTAAATCTTACTGTATCTCCTGAAGTTCTTCCGTGATTAAGTTCTGTTACTGTAACAGTTTGTGAACTTGCAGTTGTAGAAAAAGGATTATTTCCTAACATAGCTGCAACTGCAGGCTCTATTCTATCTGGTCTAACATGTCTTAAAGATATAGAATCACCATTCATAGGTTTTGGTTCTAATTGTGGTTGTTTTGGTTCAAACTCTGATACGTGTACAAACGCACCATTCCATTCTCTAACCATTTCTTTGTATGGAAATTCCATACCAGATCTGTCTGATATTGCTCTTGCGTATTTTCCTGTTGCGTACTTTGCCATTATGTTCCTGGGTAATAAGCTTTTGGTGTTATGTGTGTGCTAGATGCAGAACCATCTTCTGCTAATGCTCTTGCAAACTCATCCTCATAAACTAATTTTGTTTGTTGAATTAATTCTGGTTTATATTTCATAGATAGATAATAAGCTAATCCTGATACCATACAAGGCACAAATCTAAATGGAACATCAGTTGCATTTGTATAATCACCTACATCTTGTATTCTTTTTATATAATAGAAATGCATGTCTTTTGATGCATTTGAAGAATCTGGTGTTGGATAAACATGCACTCTAACTTTATCAATAAATCTCTCTACCCAATATTGATTAGGAGTGCCTTTAGATAATTTGTTAGAGAATCCTGCATAAGTAGATCTATCTACTTTAGTCATAGGACTATCTGATTGTGTTGTTTGAGTTCTATTAGACCTTAATTGTGCTTCAAGAATATCGGACATTCCATATACTCCATTTGGAGTAGATGTTGCACTTGTACCATCATCACTAGATCTAAAAAAATCATAGTCTGATTGTCCTTCAATTAAATCTAAATTAAGTTCATCTATTTCCCAATAGTGAATACCTCTATTGCCCCATTCTTGAAACAATATGTTTAAGGTTCTTCTAGCGTTTTTTAATTGGTAACCAGCAACATTTTGTTGTCCTATACGTTCAAAAGCTTCTTCTACTATTTCATCAATAGCAAAAGTTTTGTCGAACGTTGCTGTTCCCGAAGTAGTATTAGCCATTTAAACTCCTACGATTCGTAAACTTTAATCCATTCACAAACAACTGTAGCTGAGTCTCCGTTAGAGCAAGCTGGTAATGTTATATTTACATCACCTGTAAAATTTGTAGCTTCGGTATTTTTTAAACCACCAAAACTAGAATAGTCATATTCCATTTCACCGTTCATTGTTAAAAATACTATGTTTGTTCCTGAATTATCCCAGTCCATACGTAAAGCATCTACTGGAGCGGTTACTGAAACATTAAAACTAACTTTGTTTAGTCTTACAGTTTTGCAAGTCTTACCGTTGTTTGAATTTAATGTAGAAACATCAACTATTTTAGTTGTGCTTCCAGAAGAATCAGAAACTACGTTGTAGTGAGTGATAAGTTTTTTTGCTCCGTCAAATACTTTTGTATTTAATACTGTGTCTGACATGTTTTTGTCCTCCTTTTAAAGGACGCCTGCATTACCAGGCGCCCCGAGTTAATTATTAACTATCTGCAAAAGGTGTTGCTTCAGTACCTGTACCGATCAACACTGCTTCTACTAAATATA